CGTTTCTACGTCTAAAGAAATTTTCGGTATGTCTTCTGCTGTTGTTCGTAAACAGCCCAAGAGTAAGTCGTCGGATAAGAAAAACCCCGAAAGTGTTGGGGTCGTTCAAGAAAGTGTTGTCCAAGAGAAGGTTATCAAAGCCGCCTCAAGGACTCATAAAGACATTAAGGACAATGTTTTTAGCAGGCTCCATTGTGTGAGCAAGGCTGAATTGGACGTTTTGCAGAAAACTTTTGCTGGTTGGGAGTTCGTTTTTGGTACCGGACTCCGCCACTCTCACCCCATTGGGGCGACTGAGAGAGCGATCTGTGAAGAGCTTGCTTACAGAGGAATTGTAAGGGATCACGGCAAAGACGTGCAGATTACCGACATTGGAGGTAATGCTAACCGTCATTGTAAGTGCGAACGAACTAACGTGCATTCATGCAATCCTCTGTTGAGCAGTAGTGACGTGGTACGTCGCCACCCGAGTAATTACTTGGATGGCGCCATTTACTGCCGAAATACTGCTCAGGTGTGTCAGCAAGAGGCTGACGTGTACTTGAGTGTCCACTCCCTATACTACCTCAGCCGCGAGGAGGTTTTAACTCTTGTTCACAAGAGTAAGTGTGGGAAGTTGGTTGCCGTAGTCCACAAGTTTGATGACGTGTATGGGGGACTCCATTATAATGGCGAGGATTTCGAATCGAAATACTCGATTCTTGGTGGAGAACCCCTTAAGGTGCACATGCAGGTGACCGGGAATTGCGTTGGCTATTCTCATGATCCATGCTTGTGGTTGAACCGCAATTACTTCGAGCTTGATGGCAAGGCCATGGCTTGGGATGGACAACCTGTTGGAGACAGTTGGATTTACACCTTTGTGTGTAGTCCTATTGGGATCCAGAGTGATGGGTTGTTTAGCTTGCCTCTGATCGAGAGTCTTGATCGCACAGACCACTACGGAAACGTGAGTGGGGTGTTGTCGAGAGGAGATCAGTGTGAGTTAAAGCCGATGTTATCTTACTTGAAGATTACTGAGGCGTCCTATGTGAGTTGTGGTGGTTTTAATATTGTTTATAACAAGAAAAAGATCACCGCTCTCGTTCCCAAGGATGTCGTGAAGCAGGTTGCTTTTGAAATGGTTGGGAGACCCCGGGATTCTACCACTTTGAGGCTTTGCATTGATAAGATGCGTGCGATCTTGAAAAAGATGAACATGCCCTATGAGATGAAACTTGCCTGCATGACCCATGGTTCGGCTTTAGCGTTTGTCTACACTATACGTGATGAGATAAATGCATTCAATACTCTTTGTCAACCGTCGTACAAGAAGTTGTTCGGCAGACTCAACAAGATATTAAGTCTTGATTTTTGGGTTTGCTGTGGCTCTTTGAGTATGGTGGAAGAAGCACAATTTCCCGCGAGTGGTAATGAAACGGTCCTGTCGTACAATTCAGATAGGACTTCTGTAGCTACCACAACGTCTTTTGACGCTGCCAGTGCTTGGCCTAAGGGGCTACCTGGTTATGAATCGAAGTCGTCGCTAACTCGTATGGATGGTGAATCGGGGATTGCCGCCTATGAGGATGGGGAAGACGTGCGTGAGTATGGCCCTCAATTTCACGCAAATTGCATCACCTTTTCTAACAATATACCACTTGTTCCGAATCCTTCTAAGAATAATGTTGAAGTGGCACTCGTCAATAGAGCACTAATGGAGAAAATCCCAACCAAACAGGGTGATTGGGATCCAGTAGTGGCTCATGGAGCGAGACTGACTCAACACTTTGAAAAGATTATTGGTGGCTATGACGATCTCTTTTTAGAGTGGAACAAGAAATTTCCTAAGAATCAACAAGCTAAGCACATCGTGGCTTACGCTAATGTGCGTGTTCATGGTTTAGAGTCGAAAGATTTCAACATGAAAATGTTCGTTAAGCGTGAGACTACCCTCAAAGGCGGACCAGTCGTCGAGGATTTTGACCCCAGAGCAATTCAGGGTTGTAGTGATGAGCTTAATGTGTTGTTTTCACCATTCATGCATGGGGTGTCTAAAGAGCTGTGCAAGAAATGGAATTCTAAGGAACACATCTATTACACTAGCGGCAGCAGTGCTGAGGATGTTGGTAATTGGAGGAAGCAGTTCGAGGGTGAGTCGGAGGTGACTATCATCGAATTAGACGAGTCGCGATACGATGCGCACCAGGGAGATGGTGTTCATCGGCTAGGGATTGAGTTTTTCAATTCCATGGGCATGCAGGAGTATAGACACACTGCTATTATCGCTGACAAGTTGAAGAAGATTAAAGGGAATTCCAAGTGGTTTAAGTATTACACAGCGTATACAATGACCAGTGGGCGCGGCGATACATCATGCCGTAACTCATATCTCAATGGTACCAAGTTGGATTATCTTTTGAAATCTTTTGGCTTCAAGGAGGATGCTTTCAAGCTACTCATCAATGGCGACGATTCGTTAGTCGTCATATGCAAGTCCATGTCAGCGTTGGAACAACAACGCCTCCAATCTTTCCTCGTTACCGAAAATGAGAAATTGGGGTTCAAGTCTAAGTGCAAGGTTCGCACTGAATGGCATGAAGTTGAATTCTGTTCATCTTTATTTTGGCCAGTCGAAGGGGGTAATTTCGTACTGGGTCCCAAAGTTGGACGGCGCCTGCCCAAGTTAGGCTTCAATCTTAATAAATTGAAACCTGGACAGGTAAAAGGGGAGATGGAAGGTGCTTTCAAAGACATGGGTCATGTGCCAGTGTTAGGTGAATATGTCAAGAAAGCTCGTGATCTCTTAAAACCGATAGTTAAGATGGAGTACAAAGATAAAGAAGCTCCCTATCGCGTTTCCTGTGCCGAGTCTCATAGAGGGTGTCAAGAAACCGATGTTTTCTTTGAATCAAGATATGGTGTTTCGGCTAACCTGGCGCGGTCGGTTATGTCGGACACGATGGCCACAGCAAAGAGGGTAACCAGCTGTGTGGATTTTCCTTTGATGGAACTTTTTGTTTCCATAGACGTTTAGAGCGTTATCTCTATAAAGTGACCGCATACAAGAGCGTAAAAATGTGATTGGTG